AGTAGGACACAGTAAAAGCACTACAATACGTGATAGTGCGTTAGACTACGATATAGAATTTGCTGCTATAAATGGCACAGAAGACTATATAGAAATAAAAGTAGAGGGCGAAGCGTCACATACAGTATACTGGAATGTAATATTAAAAGTAACAGAAGTAAGGGTATAATGGAAAAAACAATAAAGTTTAAATTAGTAGGTGATACTATAAAAATAGGTTTTAGTGCTTTAAAAGACACTTTACCAGCTATAACAAGGTATAAACATAAATATATAGGCAAATGGCACAAGAAGAAGTAATATTAAAGTTAAGTGCTGACGTAGACGGTGCTAAAAAAGATTTAGAACAAGTAAAAGACAGTGTAGAAGACATAGGTAAAAGTAGTAAAGCAACTGCAGAAGCTACTGGTGGTATTAAAAACGGTATTAAAGGTGTAGGTGTAGCACTTAAAGCTGCTGGTATAGGTTTAGCTTTAAAAGCTTTTGAAATGTTAGCAGAGGTTTTTATGCAAAACCAAAAAACTGCAGACTTTTTTAACACTACATTTGAAGCAGTAAGCATAGCTATTAATGATTTAGTTAATTTTATATTCGATAACTTTGGTGGTATAGCAGACAGTTTTAAAGAAGTGTTTGAAAACCCAGTAGAAAATATAAAAGCTTTTGGTGACGCTATTAAAGAAAACTTAATAGAACGCTTTAATAGTTTTTTAGATACTATGGGCTATGTAGGTACTGCTATAAGCGAATTATTTAAAGGTAACTTTAGTGCTGCTTCTGACGCTGCTAAAATGGCTGGTAAAGAATTAGTAGACGTAGCAACTGGTGTAGATAATTCTTTTGATAAGATCGTAGAAACTGTAGAAACAGTTGCAGAAAAAGTAGTAGACTATACTAAAGAAACTTTTAACGCTGCTAAAGCAAACGTAGAACTAAAAAAACAAGCAGAATTAAGTCAAGTACAAATACAAGGTTTAATAGAAAAATACGACAGACAAGCAGAAAAATTAAGGCAAGTACGTGACGACGAAAATGCAACGTTTGAAGATCGTATTAAAGCTAACGAAGAACTGGGTAGAGTATTAGAACAACAAGCTACACAAATGTTAGCTTTACAACAAATACAAGTAAAAGCAGCACAAATAGAATACGACAAACTGCAAAACCAAGAAAATTTAATAGCACTAACAGAAGCACAAAACGAACTACTTGCTATAGAAGCACAAATAACTGGTTTTCAATCTGAACAACTAACTAACCAAACAAGTTTACAACGTGAATTACAAGACGTTAAAAAAGAATTAGCGTTAGAGGGTATATCTGAACGTGAACGTGAAATGTTAGAAGTAGAACAACAATATGACGAACTATTTAAACTAGCTAAAAAAAGTGGTGCAGACATTACTGCTTTAGAACAACAAAAAGCTAACGCAATTAGTAAAATTAAACAAGAACAAGCGTTAGCTGATTTAGAAGTAGCAAACGCTAGTTTAGAAAACTTAAAAGGTATTTTTGGCGAAGAAAGTGCAGCTGGTAAGTCAGTAGCAGTAGCACAAGCTACTATAAACACTTATAAAGGTGTGTCAGAAGCGTTAGGTGCTGCACCTCCACCTTTAAACTTTTTACTTGCTGGTACTACTTTAGCTGCTGGTTTAAATAATATTAAAAATATAGTGTCTGTACCAGAACCAGCTTTTGCACAAGGTGGTTTAGTAAATGGTGCTGGTAGTGGTACAAGTGATAGCGTAAGTGCTAGACTGTCAAACGGTGAAAGTGTTATAAACGCACGAAGTACAAGTATGTTTAAACCCTTGTTAAGTGCTTTAAACGAAGCTGGTGGTGGTCGTGCTTTTGCTGGTACTGACGGTGTAGGTGGTGTAACTACTGGTGTAGTAAAAGCGTTTGTAGTAGCTGACGATATGACTAAAGAACAAGACAAATTAACGAAAATAAGACGTAAAGCAACAATTTAATATATTATAATATGGCTTGTAACAAATGTAAAGACGGTAAATATAAGTACGGTAATACTGGTGACTGTAAATATAACAGTTTAGAAGACTGCGAAGCAGCTAACCAAACCTACGACATAGTAGAATTAGTAGTAGATGAAGACAACGAAGCACTAGCTATAGACGCTATTAGTTTAGTTACTAGCCCAGCTATAGAAACAGACTTTGTTTATTTTAATGCTAAACAGAATAACTTAACTTTAGCTAAAGTAGACGAAGACAAGCGTTTATTAATTAGCCCAGCGTTAATACCTTATAAAACTATATACCGTTACGACGCACAAAAAGACAAAAACTATTACGTTTACTTTACTGCTGATACAGTACGTAAAGCAGCAGAAGCGTATATGAAGCACCAAAATACTAATAGTGCTACATTACAACACGAAGAAAAAGTAACTGGTGTACATACTGTAGAAAGCTGGATCGTAGAAGACAGTAAAAACGATAAAAGTAATTTATACGGTTACGAATTACCTAAAGGCACGTGGTTCGTAGCTATGCGAGTTTTAAACGACGACGTATGGCAACGTATTAAAGACGGTGAATTAAAAGGTTTAAGTATAGAGGGCTACTTTGTAGACAAAATGCAAACGTTAAGTAAACAAAAGTACGCTGAACCTATAGGCGAAGTAAACGGTTTACCATTATTTGAAAGTGAAGAAGACGCTAAAGCATACGCTAAAACGTTAGGGTGTGACGGTACACACGAACACACTATAGACGGTGATACTTATTTTATGCCGTGTAGCGACCACGAAATAGTTAAAAGCTTATTAGAAATAATAGAAGACGACAACGCTAATAAAGAACTATTAGAAAGTTATACAGACTATCCACAAGCAGCAACTAACAACGCTAAAAGGGCTTTAAAATGGGTAGAAAAAAACGGCTGGGGTAGTTGTGGCGAAGCTACTGGTAAACAAAGGGCAAACCAGTTAGCAAATCGTGAACCGATTAGTAAAGACACTATAGCACGTATGGCAAGCTTTAAAAGACACCAACAACATAAAGACGTACCGTATAGCGATGGGTGTGGTGGTTTAATGTGGGATAGCTGGGGTGGTTCTGCTGGTGTAAACTGGGCAATAAGCAAACTAAAAGAATTAGACAAATAAAACATTTTAACAAATTTTATATATTATAATATGCAAGACAAATTTTTTACAGAACTATCGAAGTTTAAGACTATTGAAAAAGTAGAATTAGCTACTGTTAAAGACCTTATAGAAGAAGGTAAAAAGGCAAAAAGATTAATAACGCAAGGTAAAAAAGAATTACAAGCGTTAAAAACACAAGCAAAAATAACTGCTGACGTTTTTGATAATTTTACTAACGGCCCTTACTTTGAAATTACACAAAACATACGTAAAATAAGACAACAAGCTAAAGAATTAGGTGTAGATTTACCTAAAGAAGTAGAAAGTGCTTATAAAATGGTAGATAAAGCAAGGGGTGAATTTGCAAACGGTAGAGCTTCAAACTGGTTTAAAGAAATAAATAAATTATAATTATGGATATTAAAGAACGTATAAGAGTAGCACTTGGTTTAGATACCGAAGAACAAGAAACTATAACACTAGCTTACGAAAATAAGTTAGCAGACGGTACTATTATAGTGTCAGAAGCAGACGAATTAGTAGAGGGTACAGTGTTAAACATTTTGTCAGAAGACGGTGTACAAACACCTTTACCAGCTGGTAACTACGCTTTAGAAGACGGTACAGAATTTACTACAGACGAAAACGGTGTAGTATTAGAAGTAGGCGAAGCTAAAGAAGAAGAAGAAGTAGAAACTAAAAAAGAAGAAAAAGAAGAAGCTAAATATAGTGAAGCTGCAATATTTGAAGAAGTAGGTGCAGTAGTACGTGAATTACTACAAGAAGTAAGTGGTGATATTGCACGTATTAAAGCTGAATTAGATGAATTAAGAGGTGAAAACCTAGCTAAAGACGAAAACATTTTAGAAATACAAGAAGAAAATGTAGAACTGTCTAAGCAACTAAACGATCTACAAGAAGAACCAAGTGCTGAACCTTTGAAAGTAAACAAGTTTTCAAATCATAACGCACCTAAAGTAGAATTAACAAAAGCAGAATTTAAACAACTTTCTGCAAAAGAAAAATATTTTTATAACCTAAATAAATAATAATTATGGGATTTTCGATTACATCAAATTTTGCTGGTGAACACGCTGGACAGTATATAGCTGCAGCGTTAAAGTCGGCAACGTCTTTAGAATACTTAACAGTACTAGAGAACGTTAAAAAAAGAAACATTACTAAAGTAGCTGGTGCTTCATTAGTAGCAGACGCTACTTGTGACTTTAATGACGCTGGTACACTTACATTAACTGAAAGAATTTTAGACCCTAAAGAATTTCAAATTAATGTAGACCTTTGTAAAAAAGATTTATTAGCTGACTGGCAAGCTGCACAAATGCGTGCTGGTGCACACAATAGAGGTATGTCTGACGACTTTACTGCTTTTGTTATGTCTTACCTATCGTCTACTATTGCAGACCACGTAGAAAGTAATATCTGGGCTGGTAATACTGGTACTGGTGGTGAATTTACTGGTTTTATGCACGCTGGTAACGGTTTGTTTGAAAACGACGCAGCTATCGTAGAAGCTGACAATAGTGGTGGTGCTGGAACTGCTTTTACTGCTTCTAACATTATTGCAAATATGCAAATTGCTATTGCAGCAGTACCTAGTGCAGTATACACTAAAGAAGACTTATATTTATATATGTCACCAAAGTCTTACAGATTTTACATTAGTGCTATTTCTGCACTGTCTGCGTTCCCTTTTAACCACATGGGTCAATATACACCAGAATTTGAGGGTGTTAAAATTGCAGTATGTAACGGTATGGTAGAGAACAAAATGGTAGCTGCACAAGCTTCTAACTTATTCTTTGGTACTGACTTACTATCTGACCACACAGAAATTAGAATGTTAGATATGGCTGATTTAGACGGTTCTGACAACGTTAGAGTAGTAGCAAAATATACTGCTGGTGTACAACACGCACAAGGTGGTGATATTGTAAGATTAGACTAATTAATAATATAGTATAGTAGTGAGGGTGTAATGCCCTTGCTACATACATTTAAAACAAAATAAATATGGCTTGTGAATTAACAACTGGAAGAACTTTAGACTGTAAAGACATTATCGGTGGTATTCGTGCAGTTTATTTTTGTCAATTAGCTGACGCTACAATAGTATCTAGTAACGGTGCTATAACTGATTTAGATCTAGCACCAGCACCATTATACAAATATAACTTAGTACGTGGTACTGGTAGTATGACAGAAACTATTACTGCAAGTGCTGACAACGGTACTGTATTTTACGAACCGTCTGTAAACATTAAACTACATAAATTAACTGTAGCTGATAGAAACGAAATTAAACTATTAGCACAAAACAGACTTTTAATCTTTGTTGAAACTAACGCAGTAGACGCAAACGGTAAAAGACAAATATGGTGTTTAGGTTCAGAAAACGGTATGGAATTAACAACTGCTACTGCTAATAGTGGTGTAGCTTTTGGTGACATGAACGGTTACGACTTAACATTTGTAGGTATGGAAAGTAACCCTAAATTATTTGTCAATGCTTATACTAGCGTACCTTTTGACAATGGCGACTTTACTGTAACAGTAACAGAATAATATATATAAAACTTAATAAAAGAGGGCTTTTAGCCCTTTTTTTTTGGTTTAAACTTAAATAAATTAAGATTATTTATATATTATAATATGCTACATATAATTAAGGGTCAAGTAAACAACATACCAGTAACATTACACGAAAAACGTGTAAACAATAGTGGTACTACAGTTTACTATTATATGAAGCTTGTAAATGATATGACTAAACAAGAATATTTTACGTATGGTTCTATGACACATTACGCTAGATATTCTAATTTTGCTTTTAACGACGCAGTAGGATCACCCCCAAACACTTTACCAAGTCACGACGGTTTTTATACATATACTATATATGAAGTAACCAGTAATACTTTTGGTAATGACGGTGACGCTTCGTTAAACGATACTTTAGCAATAGAAAAAGGTAAAGCGTTTATAAATAACAACGACATTACAGAAGTTAGTTATACACAGTATACACCTACAGACAATAAGAACACAACTAATAGTAACACAGTATATTTAAACATTTAAAATGGATATAAACTATAATAAAAAAGTAGCTAAAGAATTAGATAGAATTACTTTAAAAGCACAAAAAGTAGAATTAGGAGTAATTGATGATGTAAATAAATTTTTAGATAAATTTGCAAAATTAACAATAGAAGCTTCTAAATTAGAAGACGAAGCATATACACCTATTGCTATAATTGAAAAAGAAGCTAATAAAGCAAGAGGATATAAAAATCAAATGGCTGGTATGGCTAAAGAATTAAGAGCAAGTCAAGACAGTGTAGAAGACGAAATAAATAAAGCAAAAAAAATGGCTAAAGAATTAGGTATAGATTTTTCTGCTTTAAAAATAGATTATAGCAAATATAATAAAGCTATACAAAACGCAGACGATTTTGCTTTTTTTTCTGACAAATTTTTAAAAATTGTAAATAAATTACCAAACATAAATTAAAATGGCTTATAAAAACACAGTAGACTTACTAAACGAACAACTAGGTAAAAAAGGAACGGTAGAAGTATTTACAACTGCTGCACAAACGTCTAAAGACTTTTACGCAGTACATTTTGTAAACGAAAGTGTAATTACTAACTGTACTATTACTGGTGCTACAAACGACAGTAATTTAGACGGTAAGACTATACCAGCTGGTACAGTAATATTTGCACCTTTTACTGCAATAGATTTAGCAAGTGGTTTAGCTATCGGATATAACAACTAATATATGTTTTTAGCTAACGCTTTAAAATTACAAACTAAAGTAAGTGCTGGTATTGACTTACTAGATATTGCTGGTTTACAAGTATGGTTAAAAAACGATACAGACGTAACATTTGACGGTAACGGTGTTTCTGAATGGCAAGACCAAACAAGTAACAACAACCACGCAGTACAGTCACGTGACGGTAATAAACCAGCATATAACGCTGGTAGGGTAGTTTTTGACGGTTCAAACGATACTTTACTTTTATCGTCAGAACTAAATTTAGGTGCTTTTACTATTATTTTAGCTTGTGATTTAGACGAAGCTGGTACACTATCTAACGACGGTGCTTTAGGTAGGGCTGGTAACGACGTATTAAAATTATATAGAGGTTCTGACGACGAACGTATAGGTTTAAGGGCTAACGGTGTAAACTACGAACTTAACCCTATGTCTACTGCGTACCCTACTACAAAATTTTTACTAACTTGCACACGTAACGCTAGTAGTGGTTTATGGTCTACTAGAATTAACGGTAGTGCAGTAGGTAGTGTAGCTACAACTATTACAGACTTATTAGACGTAACACAAATAGGTAGTGGCGATATAGCTAGCACGCAGTATAGTGGCGACTTAAACGAAGTAGCTATATGGAATGTAGAACTAACTGGTAGCGACTTAACGAACGCAGAAGCAGACATAACAAGTAGAAACGGTATATAATGAAAGACAGACTATTAAACATTAATCTAACTAACGAAGTACAACCTAAAACAATAGAAGTAGGTGGTGCTGAATGGGTAGGTTACGGTGACGGTGACTATAGAAACTTATACCCTAAATACTTAATAGACTTATATAATAATTCTGCTACACATAGTGCTATTGTAAACGCTACAAGTGCTATGATAGCTGGCGAAGACTTTATAGTAGAAGACAATAAAGACTTACAACAGTATGTAGCTATTAAAAAGTTTTTAGGTGCAGTAAACCCTACAGAAAACGCACACGAATTATTTGTAAAGTTAGCTTTTGACTTAAAACTACAAGGTGCTTACGCACTTAATGTAATATGGTCTAAAGACAAAACTAAAATAGCAGAAATACACCACGTACCAGTAGAACAAATTAGAGTAGGTACACCAGACGAAGACGGTAAAATACATTGTTACTATATGTCTGCTGACTGGTCGCAGTATCGTAAAAAAGAATACGCACCGAAAAAAGTAGCAGCGTTTAATATGCAAGATCGTAGCGAGGGTAGCCAATTATTATATACTGGTTTATATTCTCCAGCTATGGAAATTTACCACACACCAGACTACGTAGCTTCTACTAACTGGGTGCAAATAGATAATTTAACAAGTGATTACCATTTAAACAATATTACAAACGGTTTTAGTGGTTCTTACTTTATTAACTTTGCTAACGGTGTACCGACACGTGAAGAACGAGTACAAATAGAACGACAAATAACTAAAAAATTTACTGGTGCTAATAACGCTGGTAAGTTTGTATTGACGTTTAGCGACGACGCTAATAGCAAACCAGAAATAATACCTATACAAGTATCTGACGCAGACAAACAGTATACTGTACTTAACGAATTGACTATACAAAACATAATGATAGGTCACCGAGTTACTAGCCCTATGTTATTAGGTGTTAGAGTAGAGGGTAGTTTAGGTGGTCGTAGTGAATTAACGCAAGCGTATGAATTATATATGAATAGCGTTATAAAACCGTTCCAGAACGTTATTTTAAAGACGTTTAAGAAGCTTTTAAATATAAATGGTATAACTGCTTCATTTAGCATAAAAGACGTGCAGCCCTTAAATTCTATGTTTGACGCTGACACACTAAAAGAAGTGCTAACGCAAGACGAAATACGTGAAGAATTAGGTTTTGAAGCTTTAGAACAAGAAGAAGAAACTGTAGCAGAAGAACAAAACTTTAGTAAACAAACTGAATTAGACAAGTTTATAGCTGAATATGGCGAAGACGATAATTTAGAAGACTGGCAATTAGTAGACGAAGACGACGCAGAAGAAGAACACGAAGACTTTGACTTTGAATATAATTTAGAAAAATTAGAATTAGCTACTACTGGTCGTGCGTACCCTAACGCAAAGTCTAAACAAGACGGTGAAAGTACACAGACACATAAAACTAAATTTAGAGTACGTTATGTGTATACAGAAGACAAAAACCTAACTAGAAGTAGTGGGCAACAACGTGAATTTTGTAGTAAAATGATGTCTGCGAATAAAGTATACCGTAAAGAAGACATTATACGTATGGGTAGTATGGGTGTAAATAAGGGCTGGGGTCTAAAAGGTGCAGACAACTACAGTATATGGAAATTTAAAGGTGGTGGTAACTGTCACCATAGGTGGTACAGACGTATTTATATACAAGCTGGTGCAAAACCTAGCAACGCAGACAAAGTAA